TACTGTATTGGGTATGGTCAAACTCAGCAAAGCCCTACATTCAGCAAATGTGAATTGCTCAATGGTAGTAAAGCCAGCGTTATTTGGGAGGGTGAGACTTTCTGCACTGTCGCAGCCTTGAAATGCTCTTTGTACGATGGTGGAAACACTGTCGGGGATGGTGATGCTCGTCAAGTCGCAGTTTTGGAATGCGCCAAAACCGATGCTGGTAACGCTGTTGCCGATGGTGACGCTCGTCAGGCTGCTGCTAGAGAATGCGTAACTCCCAATGGTGGTGACGCTGTCAGGGATGATAATGCTCGTCAGGCTAATGCATTGACGGAATACGCTATCCCCGATGCTGGTGAAGTTAACATTATTTGGAAGTGTGACGCTCGTCAGGCTGCATTGAAAGAATGTGTAATCCCCGATGCTGGTGACGCTGTTGGGAATAGTGATGCTCGTCAGGTTAATGCATCGATAGAATGCCTGAGTCCCGATGCTGGTGACGCTGTTGGGAATAGTAATGCTCGTCAGGCTAAAGCAGCTATCGAATGCGGCACTCCCGATGCTGGTGAAGTTAACATTATTTGGAAGTGTGACGCTCGTCAGGCCAGCGCAGCCAGAGAATGCGCCATACCCGATATTGGTGACGCTGTCGGGAATGGTGATGCTCGTCAGGCTAGTGCAGCCATAGAATGCGTTAGTCCCGATGCTGGTGACGCTGTCGGGAATGACGATACTTGTAAGAGATTCGCAACCGCCGAATGTATTATTCTCAATCGAGGTAAACGCAGGATTATTTGGAAGCCTGATACTCGTTAGCGCAGAGTAATAGAATGCGAAACTTCCGATGGTGGTGACACTGTCGGGAATCGTGACGCTCTGATTTGTTAAATTATTTCCTGCAAAATTGCTATTGCTAAACGCCGCAAATCCAATGCTGGTTACATTAGTCCCAATATAAATGCTGTCTGGTTGATACGTATTGTAAAACCCATCTGAATTACTAATAGTTGCAAGATTCCGAGTTTGCTCCACGCCAGCCTGAATATCTATCGTGTATGGGTATGCGGTATCTTTAGAGGCATCACTAAGCGGAAAGTTGGCTAATTTAATTTTTTTAGTTTTACTTTCGCTGGAGTCTACAACTGGTGAAAAATCTACTGCCGAGTCTGCTGAAGTTATTTCTGTGAGTTCTGATATTTTTTTGTTTGCCATTGTGATTGTGGATTGACTTTATATTATGTTAACGGTCACGTTTATGTTCCCGCCAATTGTTTGGCCAGATCCAGCTGTCCAACCCAGTCCAGATGGCGCGTTTATAGTAAGAGGGGACTGTGTGTTAGTGAAAACATTATCTAGGCCATTTATAATAGAAAAATCTACATTGCAGTTAATTGTCGCTAAGTTAACGCAATTACGAAAAGCGTTATCCCCAATACTAGTCACACTGCTGGGAATGGTTAAGCTGTTCAGGGCATTGCAGTTTTGAAGTGCGCCAAGCCCGATGCTGGTAACGCTGTCTGGAATATTGATACTTTGGATAGCGGAGCAGAGCCGAAATGCATTTTGACCGATACTTGTGATACCGTTAGCGATGGTTACATCCGTCAGGGCATCGCAACGAATGAATGCGGATAACCCAATGCTGGGAACATTGCTCCCAATATAGATACTAGTTAAAGTAGTGTCATCGCCGTAATACTGATTGTAAATCAACGGAGCAGTAATATTCCGTGTTTGCTCTACAGCACCGTGAAAGTCTGTAGTGTATGGGTACGCAAATCTTTCAGCCAAATCACTCAGTGGCAAATTACTAAATCTAATCTTTTTGGTCTCATCTGCGCTGGTATCTACAACAGGTAAGAGGTCAGTTGCTGCGTCAGCTGAAGTTAGTTCCGTAAGTTCTGATGTTTTTTTGTCTGCCATACTATTTATTACACTAAACGTCTTGCTGAAGAATTACTTTAAAGAAGTTTCATCGCGAAAAGAGTGCGTCTTCAGATTTTATTTGCATAATTTTAAAAATTCGAATTATAGATCTGCTGTGACGTTAAAGCCTGCATATGTTGATTCGTATGCTGCTCCTTGTGGTACGTGAAATTCAGCATTAGTTGGCACGTTTGCGAACGTGTTAACTTTAAATGTCGGTGGGTTTTGTGCGTAACAATTAATTCTTGATAGATTGTTGCAGTTAACAAACGAAAATTGGCCCATACTAATTACAGAACTGCCAATCGTGATATCTGTCATGGTGGCATTTCCTGCGAAAGCTTGTTGGTTAATTGTTAAAACAGAGTTCGGCACAACAAAAGAAGAAAGGTCGCAATCCTTAAAACAATAATCAGGAATTTCTGTTATACCTTGGACAATGGTTGCTTTCGTAAGATTGCTGCAGCCTTCGAATGCTTGTGACCCAATACTTGTAACGCTGTTACCTATGTTGACACTCGTCAGGTTGGTACAGTCCTGAAATGCTTGCGTCCCGATGCCAGTGACAGAAGAACCAAAAAAAATAGCCTCAATAGAATCATTACTTATAAATCCATCGGTATTACCAATAAATGTTAAGTTTTGTGTAACTGCGCTACCAGCATCAAACCAAGTCGTTGTTAAGAGTATTTGGCTTAAAAACGCTGAGCTAAGAGGTAAATTTTCTGGTCTTATTTTTTTTGTTTCATTGGCACTGCTATCTGAAATTACCAAAAAATCGTCTGCCGCCTTTATATAGGTTTCTTCACTTAGTTGTGATATTTTTTTGCCTGCCATGAATATTATTACACCTAGTTTCTAATTATAGATCTGCTACGACATTTAAACCCCCAAATGTTAGTCCATATGCTGTAGATGCAGCTTGTGGTACGTGAATGTCTGTGGTATCTACCCCCGCAAAGACGGAACTTCCAACTGTTGGCGGAGTAGGCGCGTAGCAGTTAATTGTTGCTAAGCCAGTGCAGTTATTGAATGCGCTATTCCCGATGCTGGTGACGCCAGTGGGGATGTTGATGCCAGTCAGGCTAGTGCAGTTAATAAACGCTTGTTGTTCCATACCCGTCAAGTTATTGCTTAATATTGCACTCGTTAGACCAGAGCAATTGTTGAAGACGCTGGCCCCAAAGCTGGTGATGTTGTCGGGAATAGTCACACCTGTCAGGCTGACGTTACCCCAAAATGTTTGTTGTTCGAGTCTTGTTATGCCTGTGCCAATAGTCACATCAGTTATATCGCTGCAGCCATAGAATACCTGTGTCCCCATGCCAGTAACGCTGTCGGGGATGATGATACCCGTCAGGCGGAGGCATGAAAAGAATGCTTGATTCTCGATGATGGTGACGCTGTCGGGAATGGTTATGCTTGGCAGACTTCTGCAGTTCCAGAATGCGGCATCCCCGATGCTGGTGACGCTATTGCCGATGGTTGCGCTCGACAGGCCAGTGCAGTTAAAGAATGCTTGATTCGCGATGCTGGTGACGCTGTCGGGAATGGTGATGCTCGGCAGGCTAGTGCAGCCAGAGAATGCACCATCCTTAATGCTGGTGAACTCAATGTTATTTGGAAGTGTGACGCTCGTCAGGCTAGTGCAGCTTTGGAATGCGTCTTCCCCGATGCTGGTGACACTGTCGGGAATGGTTATGCTTGGCAGACTTCTGCAGTAACGGAATGCGTCATCCCCGATGCTGGTGACGCTGTTGCCGAGTGTAACACCAGTCATAGCGGTGCATTGATAGAATGCGCCCCTCCCGATGCTGGTGACACTGTCGGGGATGGTGATGCCAGTTAGTTCTACGAAGTCTGTAAACGATTCAGCGCCGATGCCAGTAACGCTGTTAGGGATGGTGATGCTTTCAACGTTGTAGCAACCGAAGTAAGTCCCTGAGTCTATCTGCTCGGTGTTATTTGGGATGTTGATGGCCGCAACCTTATCGTAAAAACTAGAGCCAACCGCCTCTAAGTCTAGGCTGGAGCTGTTTAGGGTGATCTCAAGGTTGGCGTTGGTGTTTAATACCGCATCAGCGCCGATACCTGTAACGCCAGTACCGATTGTTAGCCCCGTCAGGCCAGTGCAGTCTCGGAATGCGGAATCCCCGATGCTGGTGACACTGTCGGGGATGATGATGCCAGTCAGACTTCTGCAGGAATTGAATGCTCTAACCCCCACACCTGTGACACTGTCGGGAATGGTTATGCTTGGCAGGCTGGTGCAGCTTCGAAATGCGCTGTTTCTTATATCGACGACATTGTCGCCGATGTTAGCGCCTGTTAAACCGTTAGCATAGAACGAGAAATCTCCGATATATTTTAACCCAGTTCCAATATTTAAGTTTGTTGCACTCTGGCACACATAGAATGAGCCGAACTCTATACCTGTGACGCTATCGGGAATTATAATTTCACTTAAAGCGGCATTTTGAAAGCACCAAGACCCGATATTTTTAAGTTTGTCTGGAAAGGTAATACCAGTTAGGTTAGCACAGTTGGCGAATGCACCACCCCCGATACTGGTGACGCCGTCAGGAATGGTGATATTATTTAGGCCAGAGCAGTCATGGAATGTGCTACCTTGGATTTGGGTGACGCCGTCGGGAACGATCATGCTCGTCAGGCCGCTGCATTTGCGAAATGCGCTTCCCCCGATGCTGGTGACGTTTTTGCCGATGGTCGCGTTACTTAGGTTGGTACAATTGTAGAATGCTTGAATCCCGATACCAGTAACTTCAACGCCCATACGGATGGATTCGAGGGTGCTGGAATCATAAAAACCACTAAATTCATCAATATTTTCATAATAACCCACGAAAGAATTAGTTGATTCCGAGTAAATTGTTTGATTAATTGATTGACTTTCAACTCTTGAGCTGAGTGGTAAATTTTGTGGCCTGGTTTTTTTTGTTTCATTAGCACTAACATCCTCCACTATCAGAAAGTCATTAGTTCTATCTACGTAAAACTTTTCATTAAGATCTGTTATTCTTTTATTTGCCATAATACTAAGCCTCTTCAATGGTTAATCCGCCGTATTCTCCTTTTATGTCACCTGCATCGAGACCCCTAGCGACGTATGATCCACTAGAGCCGTTTGGAACGATAATTTTTGTTAAGTTGGGACAGTTGTTAAATGCATCAACCCCCAATATTGGGGCGTCTACAGCTAAACTAATTAAGTTGGTTAAGGAAGCGGAGCCTCGGAATGCAGCAGCTCCGATGACCTCAACGCTATTAGGGATAGTGACGCTCGTAAGGCTATCGAGATTGCGAAATGCGGAAGCCCCGATGCTCGCGACGCTATTGCCAATGACGAGGCCCGTCAGACCAGTACAGTTTAAGAATGTGTTCTGCGCGATAATTTCAACGCTGTCGGGAATGATAATGTTCTCAAGACTACCACAGTTAGAAAACGTGTTATTCCCGATACTCTCGATGCTGTCGGGAATAATAATATCCTCTAAGTTGATACAATTAAAGAATAAAAAATTTGGCATTGTGACGAAATCAATATTATCTGGAAGTGTGATACCCGTTAGGGCAGTGCAGTTACCGAAAACTTGAGTCCCGATACCAGTGACGCTGTCTGGAATGGTAATGCTCGTCAGGCCATCGCAGTTTGCGAATGCTAGAGACCCGATGCTGGTGACGCTGTTGCCGATCTTCGCGCTCGTCAGACCAGTGCAGCCAGCGAATGCGTAACCCCCAATGCTGGTGACGCTGTTGCCGACGTTGATGCTGGCCAGGCTGCTGCAGTAATAGAATGCGGCACTCCCGATGCTGGTGACAGAATCTGGAATATTAATACCTTTGCATTTGTCTTGGTCAAAAAACGCTTCGTCTCCGATATTTGTTATGTTATTAGTTAGAGTGACATAACCACTTATTTTGTTAGTAAGACTTTCAAATGCAGCATCTTCAATTCCAGTTACATTAGTGCCTATATAGTAGTTATTTTTGGGGTCGTTTTCAAAGAAACCACTGGGTATAGAGGTGAGGTTTAATGCGTTAAATGGTTCAACATTAGACCCAACACCAAAAACAAATGGGAAGTTTGAATTTGCCTCAGATAAACTCAGCGGCATATTGTAAGACAAAAATTTATAATTTTGATTGGTAGCACTTCCAACGCTTAATAAAGAATCGTTGATTTTGTCAACTAATCCCAATTCTGTCAGTTGTGATATTTTTTTGTCTTCCATAGTGTATTTTTACACTAAATATGGAATTGCATGTTGTTTTCGGTCTGTTTTATTCTACTACTCCGTGTTCAAGTTCATACATTTCTTTTAGGTATTTAGTAATTAGATCTTCATATTCATCGTCAAAAATGTATTCATCGTCATCAATAGGGCCATGGTCTTCCTTTACACCACTTATGATTTTATCTAATTCTCGAATATGATATAATGAAAAAACATCAGAATCTTGAATAAGTGAGTCATAGCTTTCTAGGGCTGACTCATAAGATTCTTGAGTTTCTACCGTTTCTTGGTTGTTTTTTGTATATATTATATAATGCATAATTATTTGTATATTGACTGGCGTATTGTTTTGGCGGGTTTATCAGAAAACTGCTCTACATATTTTACACCCGCATAATATATATCAGTAGGACTTAGGTTATTTTTATAAAAGCCTTTTCGGGGAGGCCCTATTTTATTTACTATTTCGCATTTAATATATTTATCAAAAAACTCTAATTCTTTAAAAAAATGTATTTCAGCTACATCTGGAGTAACTTGCGCGTGACCCATGCCAAATTTTTTGTGGCAAACAATATATAATCCAGGATGAGTCTTGGATTCGTTGTGGGTGTTTATGGTTGGAAATCCTAACTTAGAGCTTAGACCCATGCCTTTGAAGACTTCACCAAATATGAGGTTTTTATTCATTTATAATGTATTTTTTAAAAACCCTCAAAGCTATAGACATTTTAATCATTTTATTTTTAAATGTGGGGACAAAACATATTGTCCACCTTCCTTGGGTTTTAGATGGATTATAAGTAGAGTGAGGCAAACCCACATTTAGCAAACTTGGAATATTTGTATTTGCTTCAAATACTATTTCAGAATCTTCTTCTTTAGCAATGCGAAATGGATTAACTGAGTAATCTCTAGTTTTTGAAAAATTATCTTTCAAGGACGAACTTGAATCTGTTAAATGATTTTCAGCTTTCGTAGTGTCAGACATGGGTGTGATTTTTTTGGTTTTCCACCATCTTGTAACTCCTCCCTCTGGCCCCCAAGTCATATTTATTTTAACATGGTCTGAATCCATATCATCGGTATGAATTGGTATTGATGCTAATGGAGGCGTATAAAAACACTCTACACAACCAATACCGCATCCCAGTCCTTTCAACCAAGATATAACAACTTCATTTGAATGTTCATCTTCTAAAAGGTTTTTTTGTTGCGGCGTATCAAATGTTTTTCCAAAATATAAAGGTTTTGAAATTTCAAATGGTAAATTTAAATATCTGTGGTAGATGTTTTCCATTGTTTTATCTTTCGTTTTAGCACTGGATATGATAGTTTATTTTTATCTAAAGAGAACTCTATACTAAACAAACACCTCTCTCCTTCAAAATTATAAACGGCGTGTGGAATTTGGTTGTTGAATAAGTAAAATTTATTTATTTCATAATCTAATTTTTCAAAATTAGCATAATGCGTAGGTGGCTTTCCATCTTTACCTAGTTGGTTTTGGAGAACCTCCTCAGAAAACAGAGTGACCGAGTTCGTATGGCTCAATAACACGTTTATACAGACACCTCGGCTGACATCTTTGTGAAAATTATACAATAGATTGGGCGACATTTTAATAATGCCACATTTAAATGGCACTAGCTCATAAAGCCAACAGAGGAATGGATTATCTTTAACGAATTGCTCTTCGCTTTCTTTTTCAAAGGGGTAAACATAAAACCCGTTATGGTTATACGAATCGGATTCAATATTGAGATTAGATAGATTTATATCTTGGTCGCAAATTTTAAAATAATAATTATCAGCAGTTTCCATCTAAAAATTCCTTTTTAATTTTGTTTTTCAATCTTTCGTAGGTTAAAAGAGGGTAATTTAACTCAAATTCCACACTAAATAAAAGTCTTTCTTTTTCAAAATTATAAACAGAGTGAGCTTTGGTTGTGTTAAATAAGTAAACTTCGTTTAATTCGTATGTAAAAGGTACGATGTCGGTTTGAAATTCTTCCCCGCCATGAGACATTAAATTGTTTAAATTGTCAGTAAACAAAACAAATGATGGTGACGGAGTTACTAGAGCATTTATACAAACACCACGATTTGTTTTCGTTTTGCCCACATCAATATGCCAATCGTAAACTTTATTGGGTTCCATTTTAATCAAACCACAAGAAAACTTATAATTTTCAGCCAACCATTCGAAGAAAGGATTACCTTTAATAAATTTTTCTACATTGATTTTTTTTAAATAAAAATGGTAGTAGAGATGCTCTGCTCCGCTTTCTAGCGGAATATCTAGTAAAGATAAAGGTTGAGAGGGTATTTTCCAAGCATATTTTTCATCTATTGGATAATTCATTATTTATCTACATTTAATCCTATTGATATTCTGTTCGTTTGGGAGCCTACGCAATGCCAAAACGGTTTGTCTTTAGATACTGTAAATTTTCTGTGTTGCCAACCTTTTTTGTCCCAATCTGTAATTATTTCGCCAGTTTCTGGGTCTCTATATCTAAAGAAACTTTTGTTGTCTTCTGCTGCCCATGCAAAATAAATCCTTTCTCCTTCGCAATTGCTGTTTGTATGCCAACCGCAAAAAGCATCTGGAGGATACCAGAAAAACCCAGAATATTTTCTTTTTGTCCCCGTTTCCTCTTTTACCATTTCTTTCAGTTTTAGTTGGTAAAATATAGAATTATTTAATATAATTCGATTATCATTATTGTCTATCGCATTAGCTTTTGATAGGTCCCCATTCATCATGATATTGTTTAGCACCTCCTCAGAAAGAGTATACTCCATATCATATTTATTTGGCAAAAACTTATTTGTTTGGTTTATTTTTTGAAATTCTTCTAGAATTTTATCTAATTTTTTGTATATATGTTTCATATATGAAAAATAACCTTTACTGGGTCTCCCATTTCTGCTGTTATATTATAATATCTATGTAAAAATTTTAAATACCTTTCTGGATCTTTTCTATCGATTATGGTATGTATTTCATTGAATCCTAGTTTTTTCATATCATCAAAGCCATCAAATGAACCTTTGAACGTGGAGCGACATAATTTAAAATCTTCTGATTTAAATATGAAGGGATTGTAACAAATTCCATCTTTTATTCTAAAGCAATAAAATCCCCAAATTCTTTTTGTCTCGTCATCTATACCTATAACATTATGCTGACAGGATTCTACGAGTTCTTTTGTTCGGGCTTTAAAGAACTCAATTTTTTGACTAAATGTTTTTAAATGATTCGATTCTGCGAAATATTTTGTGCCAACTTTGTTGTGAAATTTCAAAAGCTCGCGAGCCAGTTCATCTAAATATTGAGAGTTAAACTCTACTTTTTTATAGTTTTTACATGTTTTCATTTTAAAAATTCTACATAAACATTACCAAATGCATCTTTACTCATCACATTTGCTTTGAACACCCTTTTTACAAAATTTAAATATTTATCGAATCTATCTCTTTGGCCTAAAGCCGCGAAAATTCGCTTATTGGGAAATTCTTTTTTCATGACTAATAAAATTAAAAATTTTAATAATTTATTAAATGGTATTTTTTCATCTTTAAAAACCAAAATAAGATCAATATGCCCCTCTATGATTACACTTTCATTAAAACAAGCGTATGCTATTATATCGCCGTTTTCTTTATTTACTCCGACGTAGTTATATTTGTGTTTTGTGGTTAGGCTTTTTAGCTCTCCAGCTAAATAGGGTAGCGAAAACAATAGTTGTTGATCCTTGCTTATGCTATGATAATATCTGATTTTAGCTTTAGCTTGAAATTCCACGAAAATCTTAAAAACTTTTTCAAAATCTGAGTGTTTATATTTTCTATATGAAATGTTTTCGACGTTCATTTTAATTTATTAGTTTTCAGTGTAATATATAGCATGGCTAATGGAATAAATCAGGATTTTGCGAGGGCTATTTTGGATGTAGAACCTACGGCTTTATTAGAGTTGTATACATTATACTACGACTACCAGAATGATTCTCAAGCGCAAATTAATTTTCATGCAGGGACTAATGGTCTTGGGGGACCAATCGTGTTTGATGGGCAAGAATATTTACCCATACCTGTTGAATCTGAAGGGTTTGATTTATTGGGAGATCAAAGGTTGCCGAGGCCAATACTAAAAGTATCTAATGCTGGGTTATATATTTCATCTCTTTTAAGAAGGTATGAAAACCTGAATGGAGCAAAAATAGTGAGAAAAAGAACTTTTTTAAAGTTTATAGACGACTCAAATTTCTCAAATAACCAAAACCCTTGGGGGGCTGCTAATCCAAGCGCTAGAATGCCAGACGATAAGTTTTTTATATCAAGAAAAATATCTGAAAATAAAATGGCTGTAGAATTTGAACTCGTTTCGAGTTTAGAGTTGGAAAATATTGAAATCCCAGCAAGAAAAATCTCTTCTAGGTATTGCTCTTGGATATATAGAGGGTTTGGGTGTAGGTATGGGTATAATAAAACCACAGCAAAAGCCGATAGACCTATCGGGACTGCCGACGATTTAACCTTTGTAACTGGAGCTGGTACAGCATTTAGACTAAATAGTGATTTAATACCTGGATCACATCCACAAAGAACTAGTGTTGATGCATGCATAACAGCCGAGGGTCTTTGGGAAACGGGTAAATCTTATACCGTGGGGGATTATGTTTTTAAATTAAGCGATAGAGTGAATGAGGGTCAGGGGCTAACTTCTAATTATTACCAACAACACCCAGTTTATTATATTTGTAAAAAGGACCACACCTCGGTTAGTGGTCTAAGTCCAGACAAAAACCAAGATTCTTGGGTAAAAGACGAGTGTTCTAAAAAATTATTTGGGTGCAAATTAAGGTTTGCTAATGATGATTTTGGTGGGGTAAATAACAACAAAAATCTACCATACGGCGGATTTCCAGGAACAGAGAAATATTCCTACTAATGAGCATAAAAAGAAAAATAGAATTAGAATGCGAAAAAGACACAACACAAGAACGTTGTGGGTTTATAATTTATAATGATGGGGAACTAGACTTGGTCATGTGCGAAAACCGTGCGGAAGATAAAAAAAATCAATTCTATATCCCAGCAAAAGAGTTTCTATATATGAAAAACAAATCAGATATAGTCGCTATATATCATTCTCATAACGATGGGACAGAAAAGCCTTCTCCTTTTGATTTGAAATCTTCGGATATCACTTGTTATCCATTTTTGATTTATTGCACAGTTAATAACAAATTTAGCATATCTGTGCCAGAGTTTTGTGACGCAGGTGACAAACAGTTAGATATGTTAAAAAAGGAGGTGTTATGACAGAAATAAGATTACACGGTTTAGTCGCTAAAAAATTTAAACCCGTACACAAGATAGCGAACATAAAAAAACCAACGGATGCTATTTTAGCTGTTGATGCTAATTATGATGGTTTTAAAAATTTCTTTTTAAAAGAGGCCGAAAGAAACAATTTCTATCAGATTGTAGTGAACGGGGATTTGGTTGAAAACGCAAACCAAGCTTTAGAAAAAAAAGAAATAAAAACAATTGATATTGTCCCTTACATCGGTGGGTCTGCCCCCTTTATCGTGCCTTTTCTGATCACTATGGCTATAGGCTTGGTTATGGCTGGAATACAGTACTTGATGACCCCGATACCAGAAAACGAACCAAAGGTTGCTGTGGCTCAAGTGGGGGGTAAGTCTTTTTGGTTCTCTTCTAAGGGGAACTCTTCGTCTCAATTTAGCTCTGTCCCAGTAGGGTACGGAGAATTGAGGGTGGGGTCGAAAACGATAGAAACTGAAATTGAAGCTATTGATAGAAATTCAGAAAACTCAAATCCGAACGGGTTAAAATCGACAGAAGGTTCAAGATATTAATAATGAAAACAAAAATAAAACTTTACGGTAAATTAAAAAAAATATATGGGGAATCTTTTGAATTTGCCAATATTAAAACACCTATGGATGTGGTCAAAGCAATGAATACATTATTTCCAGGTTTTAGAGATTATGTTGTCAGCGAAGCTAAAGCTGGCGGGCATTATGAAATAATAGTAGATGGCGAATCAAAAAATGTACTTGAATTAAACCAAAAATCTCCCAAAATACAAGAAGTACAAATAACTCCCTGTTTGATTGGTAATGGTTTTGCAGCTATTGTTATAGCTATAGGTGTTGTGGCTGTTGGTGTAGGGTTAGCTGTAGCCAGTACTGCTTTGGCGGCTTTTTTTATTACTCTTGGTGTAGGTTTGATTATCGCTGGTATTATGTATCTTTTGACGCCTATACCAGAAAACGAACCCCAAGAGCAGAACATAAAAGCTTCAATAAAAAATTCATCATTTCTTTTCCAAAACCCAAGAAATGTATCAACACAGGGCAGGGCTATACCAATTATTTATGGGAGATTAAAAGTTGGATCTTATGTTGTGGGTACGTCTGTGGTAAATTATCCACTACATCTTGATTTGCAGCTACAAAGACGGTTTATAGCTAATAGAGCGAATGCGTTATTGAAAATTCAAGAGTCTTTTGGATCATCTTTTTCTGAGTTATATAAAATATAATAATGAAAGATTATATAATAAAAAAATACAAAAGATATAACGAATTTTCTGTATTTGGCGCTGGCGACGAATTAAAAGATTATTATAAGAGTCTACAGGCAAACGCTGATAGATTAGTGGGTGTATTTACAAGACTGACCCCGCCGTACGCTTCTCAATTAAAACTTTCAACAGCTAATTTAAATGCTATTGATTTAGTGTCTGAAGGGCCAATTGAGGGTTTTGTAAATTCAAAAGGTTTATCTTGTAATATTTTAGAGGCGACATATCTAGATAATACTGTTGTGGCCGAACCACAGTTATCGAAAACGACAGCCAATAATTTAACTACTAGTCTTTTGAAAGGGATCGTCTATGATTTTAAACCTTTTGTAAAAGAGAGGTTAGATAACTATATGATAGAACTACAGAATCGTTTTATTCATAAAGAAGAGCCTTGGTATCAATGGTTAGCTCAATCGGGTGGATATGCGCCGAAGAATAATAAAGTCTTGAATGGTCGTTATGCTGGCATAATTCCATCATCAATCGGTACAGTAACTAATATCCTTAATTGCACCTCATTCGGTACTCTAAATGGCAGATATTCGGGCGGTCTTACGAATTTATCATTGCTAGCTAATGTTGGAGCGTATTGGGGTAAATATTATAGATCATTTAATCAAAATGATTGGTATTTGGGGCTTAGGTATACTAATGGTACCCAACCTGCTGCGGACTGCGACCTCTCCTTTCAAAAGTGTGGACACGGTTACAGGAAAAGCCCGTACTCTGGTAGAAAGATTTACCATCCCGATGAAGTATGGCCAGAAAGGACGATGTCGGTCCCTTCGACTCTTGCGTTCCAATTTGACCCTAGATATCCAATAGTATATAAAGGGTCTTATTCTAGAGGAAACGGGATTACACAAAAGGGAAGAGTAGACCGCCCTTTTAGTGCTAGAGCGTTTTTCTCTTTCCCGTCGTCACCCACAGCATATGGACCCGATCCAGTGTCAAACAGTAGTGGTAGAAGTTGGTATTTATGGGTAATCACTGCTTTGAGATTAGCGAGTTATAAGCCAACTACATGGACCTTTCCAAACGGCCACCCAGTTCACTATAGAAATTTTTATACCGAAAGCACTTATCCAGAAGGTTTAAAAGAACCAATTATAAACAATATCGCAAAAAAAATAAATGAAATGGGCGAGGATTATTGGAAGCCTCATAAATTTTATAATTCGGACCCATCAATAATTGACCCTCCAGTGGTTATGGCTGATGCGTGGCCAAATACTCTTTATAACAACTGGTTGCAACCAGGCTCCTCAACCCACGTAGCTTTAGGTAAAACGCAGATAGGTGGTTTATGGGCAGACACGTTTACTGTAACCACAAATAACGCAACAGCCATCAATATAACGAAACAAGACGGTGGAGACGCGGACGCTGCATTAAATCGTCCATTTGATTCTGGCACAAGATACAGGTTTACTGGAAAAATCTACATACCATCTAACCAGGGAATAGATATGGTTCGGTTGCGGTTTCTGGACTCTTACTACGGCACCAACAACCAAACAGCAGACAACAAATGGGTCGATATATCTGGGGGGACAGCAGAATGTCCATTTAACCAGTGGAATAATTTTGACATTACATTGAGGACGTGGCCAGATCGAAAATCACGTTTTATGATTCAAGGATATAGCGGGACGACTAATAACCCAGCCAACGCAAACGGCGCATACTGGGCTTTGAATAATCTAACTGCTCTTGAAGAAACAAAGGGCGTAGAAGACGCTATCCCAAATACTGGAAGTTTTGCATATATGACTTTCGACGCTCAGGACTTTTTTGGCACAACAAATTTTAAAAAAAACTACGAACTAACATACTCTGTTGGTGGTGGTAGGCTCGAACTCAATGACCCAAATGGGTTACAATACTCTTACCCAGAGGTAACGGGTTTTGATTTATCGCAAAAAAGTTTCAAAGAATCTATAATTTGGAAGAACCCTATTGCAGCGACAACGTGTGACAAAAGAAATCGCACTCCTTATCAATATCCCACTATTACGGGAGCAACGCCTGCGGTTAATTATGGAATTTCTTTAGAAGAGTCTGAATCAAATAAATTCAAGGGTGCTTTTTTATACCCAGTGTATCTCGGGGAAGATTTCGTACCACTACAGATAAATGGGGAAGTTAATACTGGGAAGATATTAATCTCCACGTCAGATTCTGCGGCGATAAGTGGAGCGAAAGTTGCTAGTGGAGTTTCTAACAATTATGATGTATTTTCTCTCGTAGGCCAAAATATCTCTTACGTTCACGTAGCTAATCCGAATATTAAAGTACCAGATGTAGAGGTGTTAAATAAACCCATATCACTGAGATTGGTTGAAAAGGAGCCGACTCTTTTTAATTTTACAAATTTCGATGCAGAATTTAATTTGGGTGAAGAGGATCAACCACCACTAAATAAAGAAAGCATCTCGTCAATTGATTACAATAAAGCTTTGTATGGGCCAAATAATCCAAATCAACCTTTCGACGACACCATATATACGGGCGCTTCTGATTCTAGTGATTCTCCAATTCTAATAAAAGGTGGGGCGAGCTATAGCGCTCTTGCGGGTAATTCTAGCGTGGATGTTCAGTCAGATGGAACGCAAGATTTCCAGTCCGATTGGATGGCGAACTTACCTTTAGACAGAGACGGTATTGATATAACCCACAGAGTCGAAAGAAAAGATGTAGATTCTGTCATAATAACATTTGTTATAGAGCAGTTATACCAAGAAATACTTTCAGAGCAAGACCTTTTGGGGGTTTCTGTAAAATCGAACCCATTGGCGATAAACTTTTCTGTATTTTGTGGTTTTGATGGAGTACCAGAATATGAAGAAGAAGAAACAAAAATAAGCTACTTCGGCATGGTTTCATCTTTTTATGCGGTAGATACAGAACAAATTGTTTTACCTTCGTACGACGAGATAAAGAGTATTTTTCCAAACGAAGATACGCGCAGTTTATCTGCAAGATTCCCGAGAACGGTAAGAATTGTTAAAAACGATTACGAAACAAGCTCAACTAGAATGGGCAGATCGGCTAGGCTATTCCAAGTTAAAGAAATTATCAAAGAGGCTTTTTCATACCCATTTTCAGCTGTTATAAAAACAAAAATAGACGCCAGAACTTTTACAGATCCGCCCAATAAACAATTCAACCTTAGGCTTAAAAAAGTTAAAATACCTTCTAATTATTTCCCATTAGATTTGAGGGGCAAAGATAAAAGGTTTGTTGAAAATGCCGAAGACTTAGGAACAAGGGTTATTTATGATGGAGACTGGGACGGAACATTTAAAATTGGATGGACTGATAATCCCGCTTGGATTCTCTACGATCTTCTAACTAGCCAAAGATACGGAATAGGTAATACTATAGATAATTTAGAAGATATTAATATATTTAATTTATACAAAATAGGTAGATATTGCGATGCGGTTGACGGAAATGGTAATTTCGTTGGACTCTCTAATGGTTTGTTGGGGTTAGAGCCTCGATATTCTTGCAATATTATGCTTGATGTATCGGCTAACGCATTTGACTCAATTAAAGATATAAGCTCTGTATTTAATGGTATGGCGTTCTGGGCAAATGGGGCCTTAGATTTTTTTACAGATCAACCTAAAGAACCCATGATGTTTTTTAGTAATGGAAATGTTTTTGACGGTATGTTTAATTATCAATCGACCAATAAATCTTCCCTTTTCAATGTCGCCGATGTCGCTTATGCAGATAAGAGGGATAACTTTGCTGTTAAAACAGAAAGCGTAATTGATGAAGAGGGTATGAGGAAAAACGGCCTACAAAGGAGGGTGGTGACCGCGAAGGGGGCGACAAGTAGGTCTCAAGCAAGAAGATTAGGCAAATACATCTTATATTCAAATAAGTTAGAAAGAGAAATAGTGAATTTCAAGACATCGGCTGAAGCTTTAATGGTTTCTATTGGTGATATTATTGAGATACAAGATGAATTGAAGAATTTTAATATAAGTTATGCAAAAGCTATAGAAATTGGGACAAACTACATTACTTTAGAAAATGGGCCAAGCGCAAGTTCAATACTTAATAATAATAGCGGTATTTCTGTTATTGTTCCAACTGGACAGGACACATTAAATGAACTGCATGATTATACTTTAAGTGGTGGTCTTATAGGAGAACAAGAGTTGCATGAATTTTATACACCTCAAGTAAAAAAATTAAAAATAACTGGGGTTTTAGACTTAGATGATAAGATCAAAATACAAATAGAAGACCCTTCTGGCTATCTTCCGTATGTGCAAACTGGATCTTTTGTTAATCTCGATTTAGAGAATAGAAATATAAAACAATACAGAGTATTAACACTAACGCCAGAGCAAGATAATCTTTATTCAATTTCTGCGACAGAACATAATAAAGAAAAATTTAATTTAATAGAAGCAGAAGATAATTTTACTTTGGATGAGGTTGAACCGTTTAACATTGGAATTTTAGATAATGAAATTAAAACATTAACTGAGCCAGAGGGTTTTTCTACTTCTATAATTAATACTACATATAATACGCAAAAAATAAACTTCACAGTGTCTGGAAACTTAACAGGTAACGAAAATGCATACGAAGTTACTTTAATTCACCCAAACGGTAAGATAGACAATAAAAAAATAGCCAAACAAGCAAATGTAGAAGCTGGTTATTTCAAAACAACTGGGACGTTCCACGATGTGATTACTTATGGTAATCATATATTTAAAGCAAAATCAATAAATAGACATGATTAGACACACAGTAATGATTTTACCCCCCGTTAAAAGGGATATACAGATTTCGACGATATTATCTAATGACTCAGTTGTGTCAGAATTTAATAGAGTTAAAAGGTTTGCCAAAATTAAAAATAACTCAGGGAAACTATACATCAAATTTTTCATAATGGATATGAAAACGATGCATAATGTTGGCGTTGATTACCCTAATTTATATCTAGATAGTCATTTGTATGACGAATCAACTAAAGATTATACAAGAAAACATTTAAAATTTAAAAAAGATAGCGTTATTATAGACACAAAGTTGTTTAAGACTAAAAAAATAAAATTTAGGGTATCATTAATAGACCGAGGTCAAGTAATTGACCAATGTTTTATCGATATAGTGTAATATAACTAGGATGAGGGATTATAAAAAATATTTAAAGGATAAATTAAGCCAACCAAAAGCAGTAATAGGTTCAGCTATCTTAAACCCACCTGCTGGGGGTCAGTTAGGGTTACAATCTTCAGCCTCTATGGCTGTTTTAGATTTGGTTTCTGAGGGGCCTATTTATGGTTTAGTTGACGGCAACGGCAAGAAAACAAACAATATGAGTGTATTGGAGTCTTTGTATTTGAACGATACCGCTGTTTTGGGTAAGAGTGTAAGTGAGGCGCAGATAAGAAATTTAAATTACAGCCAAATACAATCAGTCAATAGACTTAATTCTCAAAATATAGAAACAGCTTTTAACAATATATCTGGTGAGCTGAGCGCTCACGCGTCGCTCAACTTGAACAACCCAAGCTTTGCTGAGATTAAAATAAATCAATTAAAGCAGGAAAAGGAAACACTTAAAGAATTTATAGACGAAAACCCTTCATTACAAAGGTTTGGGTTTGCTCAATTTAAATTGTCTGGAATTTTCCCAACTGGGGACGAAATATATTCAAGGGTACAAAGTACTCAGTTTGAAGTTAATCAAAACTTCACCGATACTTATAATGCGACCACTTTTGATTTGAATGTCTATAATGGAACAAACCTTTCTAAAAGAACCATAAAAAACGAAGAAAACGAAAGTATTGAAATACCAGGTTCTTTTGTCTATGGTTATCAATCATTTAATGATTCTATATATGGCGGTTACGCTTCAGCCCCAAATACTCTTCAGGTGGATCAAGATGGCAAAGTCGGATTGAAATATTTGATAGATGGGTTTGCTGGCGGAGGAATGTTTTTTTTCGAGATGGGTGATGCGCCGAGTGCGGCAATTTCGCGTTTCTTTGTAGACAAAACCGACGCCAATTTAACTGGTAAATTGCAAAGCGGTAAAACTTATGGTTATGATGTTTTTGTTTATGATACCACAGGGATTTCATTAGAAAAAGCATCCCCAAACCAATCCAACCCAAGTGCTGGTGAGGTAAACGGAAAAAACATTGGACTAGGTTACATTAGCGATTCGGATTTTAAATACAATTATGGTAATATAGATTTTGAATTTAGAAACGGTCACGAGTTCCAATCAGTTATGGACGGGCATTCTGATGGTACTCTGGATTTTAATATAAGAAAAAAATTATATGGACCCTTGCAGTATGGTGGTAGTGCAACGTCTGAAGACGGATATTCAGACCCAAGAGAGGGTGGAGACTTCTCCGATTGGATGCTTAATCCGCCGCTAGAGTCGGACTCTTATCCATACACCCACACAATAAAAAGAAATGAAGTAAAGAAATGTTTCCCCACAATAGCTATTGAGGCGCTGAGTGATGTGATTTCCGATGGCGAAGACGCTGGTGTCCAAAGAGCAGAAACTCTTTCGTTAGCACTGGTTTATGGTTTTGAAGGCGGGGTAACTGGAAGTGTCGGGGAGCTTTTGTCTGGAGGTAATTCTCTTCAAGAGGTAGCTCTAGGTTTGTATGAAACTACTGAAAATATTCAGTATAATGGGATAGTGGTATCAAACTATCTTGATACGTATTCTGGTATTGGGGATTTGCCAAAAAATAAAATTTTAAAAGATTTAAAAGTAAATGCCACTGATGTTCCTGGATTAACCTCATCGCTAATAACTCAATTTGGTTATAATTCCGAAGATTATATATTTCCTGGGGAAGATTGGAAAGTGGCGAATAGGTTTTTAAGAATAGAAAAGTTAAGTTATGAAACAGATTCCACGCTAATTAGCAGAGACTGCTCTCTCAGTTATGTAACAGAAACAATTGGAGACAACTTCAGTTACCCACTTGTCGCTTTAGCGGGTACAATCTTTGACGCTAGAAATTTCGCAGCCCAGCCAGAAAGAGACTACGAAGTAAGGGGGAAGTTGATCTCAATTCCATCTAATTATGAACCGTTAAACGAAGATGGATCTGACAAAAGATTTGTAACAAATTCTAATCAATATGGGTTAAGAGATGTGGTGAAGTTTGGCGTAAATAGTAGAGCAAGCATTCTTGATGCAATTTCTATAGGAACTGACAATTTTGAAATTTCTTTTAAATTTAAATGTGACACATTAAGAACCACTGATTTTGGAAATTACATTTTCTCAAATGGCCCTCAGTCAAGCGATGACTTCCTGACATTTTTTCAACTCAAAGGTGAATTTGTACTTGCAGGTAATTCTCCTGGAATAGAAAACGATATTTGGATTCCTTTTACTTATTCAGAAATCGGAGCTACTGCTGATAATATTTTCGAAGTTTCTATCAAGTGTGTAGATAAAAAATACACTATGGATATAATGATTAACGGTGTATTAAAAGGATCTAAATCAAGTTCTTACAATAATGCTCGGCGCAGTTTTACTTGGGATGATTTTACAATATGCGCTTATAATTCAGTAACTAGTGTAGAGATAGCTGATTTTAAGATCAAAAAGAATAACCAATTATTACATTTTTTTGATGGCACAGTTATAGACACAACAAGAAGCGGCCCGTGTTTAAAAGATAAATTTGGAGGATCACACGCCAAATTGCAAGTCATATCTGGCATAGGGAATGGGACGTATTCTACTGTAAAAGATTCGACATTTAAATTTGGCAAAAATAAAGCCGCAATTTATAACGGAGCGTGGGACGGAACATTTAAACTTGGTTGGAGCGATAACCCAGCTTGGATTTTATATGATCTAATGATTAACCCTATCTATGGAGTTGGAAATAATTTAGATAATAGAGAAGACATCAATATATTTAATTTATATCAAATAGCTAGATATTGTGACGCGGTTGATGACGAGGGGTATTTTGATGGTTTACCAGATTCAACTAGGGGTTTAGAGCCGAGATTTTCCTGTAACCTAAGAATATATGAGTCAAAAAATGCTTTTGAGGTTATTGGTAATATAGCTTCTATATTTAGAGGTTTTACTTACTGGGATGGAGTTGGTTTGAATTTTGCCCTAGATAGACCCAAAGAGGTTAGTGCTATTTTTAATAACAATAACGTATTTGACGGAAACTTTAATTACGCAGATATAACATCTTCAGCAAGATTTACAAAAGTAGAAGTGATGTATGCTGATGCGAGAGATGTATACCAAACAAAAGTAGAATATGTTGAAGATGAAGAAGCTATCAGAAAATATGGTATTATAAACCAAAGGCTAAATGGGATTGGTTGCACATCTAAATCTCAAGCTAGGAGATTGGGTCAATATGTTTTATTAAGCAACAAACTAGAAACAGAAATAACTCAATTTAAAGCTGGAGGCGAGTGTCTTTTTCTGGAGCCTGGAGATATAATTAGAATTGATGACGAATTAAAGAATTTTGAGATAAACTATGGAAAGGTTTTGGAGGTTAGTGATAGTACTCCTAACCCATATGTATCGGTGGAAAATTCTATAAACATAAGTTCTATCAAAACTGGACAGGGCGGTAATATAGAATCTGACTTATATCTATATACAAATAGAAAACAAAATGAATTAGAAAATTTATACGAAATAATTAAATACAAGACAACTTATCAATTTGGAGAAGATTCGGATGTTTATAGTGGTGTCGTTGATTCTGAATTTATAAATGAACAAAGTTTATCGGAAATTTCCAAAATAAATGTTACTGGAGCTGTGTCTGCTGGAAACAAGACAATACTGTATTTAGATACTGGAGACTCAAACTTCGAGTACTTAAGCGGGGTTCAGAGTGGTTCTTTCTTTAATTTAGAATTAAAAAGCGATGTCAATGAATATTTTAAAATAGTAAAAAAGACTCAGGTCGAAAACAATTTATTTGAAATAGAAGCGATGGAATATAGTTTTGATAAATTCGAAAAAATAGAAAACGAAGATTATGACGACGAGGTTAATACACACAATATAGGTGTATTATCTAATGTTATTAATAGGCCGATTGCTCCAACTGTTGTTTCTCAGATTACCCTGGCTAATAATTTGTCTTATAAGGTGGCTGGTACAATCACCGCAGCACCAAATAGTAACGAAACTTCATATAGGGTAGTTCTTTATAGAACAAACCTATCTGGGCCATATATTGAAAAAGAATTTTTAAGAGAGTCTGATGATACAACCAGTTTCGAAATTAACGGGTTAATAGATGGTTTTTACACTATATCTGTGGCTGCTTTAAGAAACCCAGAATCCAGTAATAATCACACAGAATCTTTTGTTATTGATGCTTTACCATTGGTATATATGCATCCATTGATAAAAACAATAGATATTGCCGATTCGGCTGAAGTTAATTATGAAAGAATTAGTGGAAGCGGTTTTGGATCTGGAGTTTCAAACTACGAAGACCCTGAATATAGATTTATAACTGTTGATCAAAGAGATGTTGTTTTTAGTTTAACTCAATTAGATTTTACTTTAGATATTTATGCAGAAAAAAGTGGCGAGTACGTTTTAGTGAAACAGGATCACGAAAACGATATGTTCGTTTTTAATGATGTAGACAACGCTTCTATTTTTGGTTCGGTTGTTTCTAATTTCAATCTTAAATTTGATCTAAAAAAAGACGGAACCGTTGTAGATTCCGCCTTTTTTGAGACTACTTTAAATTAGTTTTAACAATTTACGACATTCTTTTGCTGGAATATCTTTGTAGTTTTTCCAAGTCTTGATAACTTCTGGATCATTCTCATATTTACCGTCCGCGTAAAGCTTGCGTAGCTTAGTTAAAAAAGAACTGAAGTCTGTACCTGCTTTCTCTTTTAAAATGCCTTGTGGGCTAATATCCTTCGCTCCAGAGCTAGGTGCGACAACAATTGGAGCTTTGTTTCTTGAGGTATCAATTTCATCTGCTCCGACAATATGAATACCCAAGAAATTGCGGACAGTACGAACGAATGCGCGATTTTCCGCAATACACTCTAAGAACTTAGCAGCAAACCCGTTTGTGTTGTGGACTGTGGCGTTAGCGATGGAGGAAAAACTAAGACCTTCTGCATCTGGGTTTTCATAATTAGGAATGAAATTAATAACACAACGAACCACTGAACGCTCATCAGAGCTTTCTTCTACGTTATACCCAACACTCTTGATGCCACGGAGCTTTGCTAGTTCTTTGATCCCACCCAACTTAATAAAAAGCTGGTTATCCTCTAGCCCTTCCGTGGATTCTGGAACTGGCATCTTGCGCATTTCAAAATGATCCTTGTTTGGGTATAGATGTTCTGGACTAATCATGGCTCGCCAATTGACGGAACCATCTTTATTGAATACATATGAAACAGACTCAAGGAGTCCATGTTCGTCGCGCTTCCAGATATCTGGGCCAAATAATTTATTCTTCGTCATATAGGTATAAGTTTTCTAATTCTTTAGATGAGGCTTCATCATAGACAAAATTGTTCGACCTGTCAAGTCTATTTGCAGAAGATTCTGAATTAAATGCCTCCGCATTTGTAATAAACTTTTTATTTGATAAAAACTTGCATTGTTTTTGTTTGTTTTCTAAGGTTTGTGGGGGTTCTTTTGCAGCCACGATAAAATCAAAATATTTTAACCTAACTGATGATATAGCTCCCTCATCTTCCACAACAATTACTAGATTTACGTTTTTCTTTTTTAACTTTTTAAAAAATTTAGTTAAATCCGATAACTCGTGTTTTTTGCTGTAGTAAAAAATTATTTGTTTTAGATTGGTGCAGGCTTTTAACATTTTCTCATCCAACTCTTGGTCTGTATGTAGATTAACCTTGCAAAATCTGCACCAATTAATAATATTTTTTTCATCAAAATGTAGGTCGCTTTTAATATTCACAAAATGACCAGATAACTCTTTATATGGTTCAAAGAAATTAGGAACAATATCAACGGTTTGGGAATTAAATCTTGAGCCAATTCGGATTGTTTTAAATCTGATTTTTATTGAAATACCTAATTGATCTAAAATATTTTGAGCAATCGTCTCTGGTTTAATCTCGTTAATTCTAGAGCAGTTGGTGGAAAAAGAAGGTTTTATTTCAGAAAAATCTGGAGAAATATTTATACACTTGTTCTTAATATGCCAAATTGGTTTTGAATTTTCTATATATGAATTAAAATGCAATACAATAGAGGGTATATCATAAACAGATGCTACGTGTCCTGAGAAGCTTTCGCATCCGACGTGCGTTGATGAATTTCTTACAATATAATTTGTTTGTTTGTAGCTACAACCTAAAAAAGATAAATCTACACCTTTGATTTGTTTGTCTTTGAACCCACCTATTTGTATAACTTTTATACCTTGTTTTTTTAAATAAGGATTAATTAGATTCAAAACAATGTCCCAGTACAGGTATTCTGAAGACGGGATATTGTCATAAGAATGCAGTGTTATGTATTTTTCTGGCAGACCTGGTACGAAATGTTCTGTAATGTGTGGGCGACCGATCTTAACTCCAAGATCTTTTGCGTAAACTTCAATTATATGACTCATATGATTTTTTCTCTTTAATGTAAGAATTAAGTAAAATATTTATTTTGTTTTTAGGTTAGAGATTTTTTGTTTTTTAATTTTCATATAATTCTAATTGAGTTTTATCTATCCCATTGTGGTGAAAATTGTGGAAACGTTGAGTTCCATAGTGGGGGAGAAACGCCATTTCAAATAAACCTTTGTGGTTACCCTTACCCTCTAGCAGGTGAAGGTTTTCTATTTCTTGAGAATATGGAATAACTTTATAAACAGAGGGATGGTCTTCGATATAATCAAAAAATTCAGGTTTCGTAAATACATAAATATCATGATTAGGATAAAGAGAATTAAGATTATCTACGAGTGAATTTAACCATAATACATCTACCGCCGATTCAGGCATAACAACAGCTATGCGGCTTCCGTCGTCAACAATATCCTCCAAATTTTTAACTTTGCTTTTTTCATCTAGGACGGGTTCGTAGTTAGCTGACTCCATTGAGTCTATGATTGCTTCTAGTCTCTTACCCACGGATTCTGTCGAATAGTTTTCAATAGTCCATTCTTTGGCTTTTTTGCCCATTTGGGTTTTTTTATTAGCATCCATTCGCCAAACCTTTTTGAGCTGTTTTGCTATACTAGATGGATAGGTTGAGGCTTTAATAAACTGAGTTCCAGGTTCCCTGTATTCAGACCAATCTAAAGGAAAGCTTCCGCACTCTTGGCTAGAGGAATCTTCTCCACAAGAGTAGTTGGTTACAAGGGTGATGAGTTCCGTCATTTTAGCTTCAAATATAGGTATTTCCATACCCCCACTAGTAAATGGGTGACAATAAACATCCATTAAATTATAAATTTCGTTTAATTGTTCTTCATCAACGCCATGTTGAATATTTGTTGTATTGAGTGTTTTTTCTGAGGCACAAAATCTACAAGTTTCCTCTTGTTTTGTAAAAACTCTTATTTCATATTTATTGCATGAAGAGCAAAAATATGTTGTAAGTATATCTTGTGGATCAATCTCTTTTTCTTGAATGAGTCTGGGGATATCCCAACCTTCTGACCAGTGTGTATGCAACAACAATTTGGCTTTGGGACAGTCCTTTTTGAATATTTTAAAACCCTCAAGTAGGTTGGGTACACTTTTTCTTAATTGATTTCTAAACACAAATCCTACTATAAACTCATCAGAAAGACCAAACTGACTTCTCAGTTTTTTTCTATCTATATCATTGAATCTATAAAAATCATCTGTGTTGACTGTTCCTTGTAGGGTTTTAACGTGTTTTTGTCCCAAATCATTTAAATCTTTTTCCGCGAAAGATGACCAAACATAAAAATTCTTTGTTTTCTTTGCGGCTTCAATTGCTTGAGGGAGGATTGGTTGACTATCTAAAGTAGTCCAAATCATAGAGTTTGTTTGGTTCCACCAAGGCTTGTCCCAGTAATCTGTAAAAGCCCAGATATCTTCGATCCCAATATATACATCTGGCTTGTATTTTTTAATTGCTTCGTCAATCATTTCTGCTCCGTACCCAGCTTTTCTAGCTTTTTGCGGATCAGAGCTTATTTGGCGCAAAACCTCTTGATTGTCTGGTAAGCTCCCTTGCGCTTTCCAGGGTCTGAGCTTCAAGCTGGCGTCACTCCAGGATGCTCCATTAGCAAACTCAATTATTTCATATTTATTGGTAGACTGAAGATACCTTAAAATGTTTTTAGCGTGTTTCCCAAAGCCAGTGAAAGCTTTTGCATTATTAGAGTTGATTAAGACTTTTTTTTTCATTAGTCTTGATATTCAAACAACTTTATCAGATACAGCTCCAAGAGAGCTTTAAGTGTTCTAGCCTCCCCAAGTTCAATACCTATTCCAAATTTAAGGGTTGAATTTTTAATGACCCCAAGAGACCAAGCGTTTGTGCCATTATTTTTTTGATATGGCTTCAATGAAATTGTTGTCTTATCATCATTATAAGTATGAAAGGCGGAAAAGTCACTATATTTTTCTATAGCATTTAAAATGGCTCCGACTTCGTTTTCATTGATTTTGCAATAAATATTTTTTTCTGGGTCTTTCGCGTTAGCACTAAAAGATCCTATTTTCTTATTTGCATTCCAACTGGCTTGTTTGATAGATTGAATCAAGAAAGTAGGTTTAGTGTTTTGACCATCTTTGTCTTTTGTTATTATTTTGAAAGAGAAAGCGCATCCAGTATTCTTTGTGTTGGGTTTATAAAGATTGTATTGCATATGGGATATTATATATCCTATACGCTATAATTCTACTATAATTTAGTTGATTATAAATCTTTAATGTTGGGGCAAAACATTTCATCTAACATATCCATACTTTCTGAAAATTCATCTAAAACAGAATCCCTGATTAGAGCATAATTTTGGAATAACATTATTGCTGCACCTGATCTTCGTTCTTCAAGACATACCGCATGAAAATAAGAACAAACTAATTTATAAAGCATTATTTTATATACCATTTGTTTAAAATAGATATAACTATACTCGTCTTCCTTTAAAAAAGATTCTGCATGATAAGCTTCTAAGAATTTTTTTTCCATAATAGGGTGTTGGTCTAGTTCTAGTTTGTATGATATAAACGCCAAATCCCAAGCAGGGTGAATAACAAAGGATTGATAAAAATTACATATTTTCATTTTGCCTTCTCTATTTAAAATAGAGGAGAGGTGAATATCTGTATGGCAAAGACACGAGCAAACTTCCACCAACTGTGTTTTTTGAATATTTATTGATTCTTTAATATCATCCAATAAAAACAAGCATTTTTTAAAATATTTTGTTTCCATTAATGATTCATAAGACTCTGGGTTCATAACCTCCTCAAAAGATCCGAAAGAAAGAATAGAATCTACAAAATATTCCATTTGGTTGTCCTCTTGTTTTGTCGCGTTGTGTATTTTAGCTAATGTAGATGCGAAAACATCAATATTTTCATAAAGGTGGGATAGCCCAAGCTCTTTCGAGGACATTGAATTTTCGTAAGAACTTAAAAAATACGAATAATTTTCTGTAGAGCTTGTATTAAAAAATAATGGGGATAAATTTAATCCTTTTAAGGATTCTAATGCATCACGCTCATTCTTAAAAATGAACGATTCTGACCCTTCTTCTATTTTTATAGCATAACTTAAATTGTCGTATGAAAATTTATAGATGTCATAAAAAAAATTATTATCTAACAGTTTAATGCTATTTGTAATTTGTTCAATTTCGGGGAATTTTTCATTTAAATAGAAATCCTCTTGAAAAATACTTAAAATATATTCTTTTTCAATAGCAGACATAGTTAACCTCTTGGTTTCGCTTGCTACCCTATTAACTAGTAATTGAGAAATATTTAGTTGTGAACCTTCTTCCATAGATTATTATACAAAAAAAAGGCGGTATTTCTACCGCCTTTTGATTTAGATCTTAGTCTTACCCATTGAGAGCGTTTTAAGGCTCGTCTTGGCAAACTTTCGAATCTCCTTGGCGTTTCGATCTCGAACTACCACATAATTGGGAGTCTCGCGCACAAATTGTGCGTTGAGTGTTTCACCTTGTTGAGTAGTGAGGCCGAAAAAACGGCCACCACTAGCGCTAATTGCTTTTACAATACGGTTTGTCTTATTCATTTTATTTATTTTGTTTATCTGTTAAAAACCTATTCTGCCAGAAGATGGCACATTTTTATTTTCTTTGATGTTTTCCTTCGAAGTATTTAACTTATGAGCAAATATATCATATATTGTATCCATGTCAACATTAAAAGTTTTATTTTTCAAACTTTCTCCCCATTTTTCTAAGATTTTTACATACTTCCCGTGGAATTTATCATAGTCGGTGTTTTTTTGAAAATCTAAGTCTACGAGTTGTTCTTCCATGTCTTTTGCTTTTTGTGGGCGAACCATGTTTACTTTTTTTGTTTTAGCTCCTGATTCATCTATAATGTCAAAAGCTTTATCTGGGAATTTTTTATTACTTAAATAAATATCACATAGCTCTACAATTTTTGCTAACAGTTCTTCGCTATATTCTACTTGGTGAAATTTTTCATAAGATTTCTTAGCCACCTTTAAAAGCTCAAAAGTTTCTTCTTTGGTGGGTTCATTTACATTGATTAATTCAAATCTACGACTTAGCGCTGCGTCATTTTTAAAAAAACGGTTATACTCGTCTTTGGTTGTCGCCCCAATGCAAGATATGTTTCCTCTTGATAAGGCTGGCTTTAGTATATTGGCGAAATCTAAGCTACCTTCTGAGCTACCAGCACCGACTATAGTATGAATTTCGTCGATAAATAAAATATAATGATCTTCCGCTGATAGGTGTTCTAATATTTTTTTAAGTTTTTCTTCCATCTGGCCCCTATAAATAGTTCCAGACATTACAGAAGTTAGGTCTAACGAGAGTATATTTTTATGCAATAAAAGATCTGGACATTCTCTCTTTAAGATTTTCTCAGCCATACCTTCGACGATTGCAGTCTTCCCAACTCCAGCTTCCCCCACTAATATAACGTTGCTTTTGTTTTTGCGCAATAGTATTTCAAAAATTCTTTCAATCTCATCATCTCTACCAAAAATTTCAAAGTCACCTTTATTGGCTATTTTTTCGTTAAGGTTTTCACACCATCCCTCTATTTCGGATGAGGGGTTTTCTTGTTGCGCTTTGTTTGTGCCAATGGTTAATGCAACTTTTTCTTTCGGAATGCCATTTTTTATTATTTTTTTTAAATCATCAATTAATTTAATTAAGTCTATATTTAAATGAATTAAAAATTCAGCAATTTCTTCTCTTGTGCTAAGTATAGAAACTAAGATATGGTCTATACCAATAAACTCATCTTTGAGCCTAGATGCTAATTTTTGAGAGTTGTTTAAAATTTCTAATATCTCTGGTGCATATATTTTTTTCTTTCTTTTGGGTTCTTTGTAATTTTCTACAGCGTATTCTATGCCTTGGATAATCCCGTCCTTAATTAAGTTATTAGACGTTATAGCAAAATCTATACTATTATGATCCAACCTAAGTATAGATAACAAAAGATGCAAATCAATGACTTTAAGATGCTCAAATTCTTCAGCTACAGATATTGAGTCTTTGATCGCTTTTTGCGCGGAAGGTGTGAAGTTAAAGTTGGATAGATCCATTATTTGATTTCAGATAGTTTTGTGTAAATTTTTTCATCGAGAATGGTAATGCTATCACCAAATATAATATCTTCCCCTTTGCTGCCATAAATAAACACAATTTGTTCTTCTTTGGGTTTTTTACCTCCATTGTTTAAATAATTATCTAACGTGGCGGAGCGTCTATTATTCATAAGCATAAAATCAATTGTACCAAAGTCATCTTGTATTTCTACTCTCATATATTTATTTCCTGCCGCACTTGTTCTGGAGATACAATCAGTCACGACCCCTACTAGTTTTACCCTGTCGTTGTTATTGACAGACTTTAATTGAATAGTATCGCATAGATCGCCAGAATTTTCAAAGACATCTTTAATCTGTGTTGAGTGGCTATAGCCAAGATATTTGCGCTCAAAAAACCAATTAGCAAACTTTAAATGATCTTTGTTCTTTTCGTAAATCTTTTTGTATCCGTCGTATTTCTTTTTAAATGTGTTAAATCTAGAATCTTTCATTAACGGTTTGCCATCGTCGGCTACTAGGGAGTCTTTCACGACAGAATGGATGGATTTTAATACATCGTAATCAAACCTCTTTCCTAATTCTACAAAATTACGCTTTTCTCTATCCGTTAGAATATTAAACGCCTGAGCTTCTAGCACTAAGCGACAACGGTTTGGGATGGCTGCCTTTGAGTCACAAAAAGAATCCATCATTCCCCCTTGGACTAATCCAGATAGCACACCAATATTTAAACCAGACTGCTTGGCTGTGAGGAATACGTCATACTTATTCTGACTGGTGTCTTGAGACTTACGAAATTCGACTAAGCTTTCTAGGGTTTTTTCAGAAACTCCCTTGATGCTGTTGACACCGAACCTGATGTCGCGACCTTCAATCTCAAACATGATGTCGGATTTAGATAAATCAGGTGGCAAGAGTTTCATATTAAAAAGACATAGCTCTTGATTAATTAATGAAATTTCAGCATGAGAATCTGGTTCATGTTTTGTCATCCTTAACAAACTCAAGAAAAACTCCTGTGGGTGTTTGAATTTAAGGTAAGTTGTGATTGCCGCCAAAATAGCATAACTAATTGAGTGGGATTTATTGAACGAGTAATTAGCTGAGTCTTCTGCAACCTTCCACAAGACTTCGCCTACCTGTTCATCTAAATTGTTTTCCTGAATCTTGGCCGCAATCTTATCTTTCCATTTAGACATTTGTTCCACCTTCTTCTTGCCGACTATTCGTCTCAGCTGCTCAGACTCATCTAAGGTGAAGCCAACCTTAACAGCCATCTTCATTAGCTGCTCTTGGTATAGTGGAATACCTCCAGTATAGGAAAGAATCTCGTCAAAGTGTTCGTTCACTGATTGAAACTCTCCTGTGCTAACATATTCGCTGTATACATCCAAGTAATCAAGCGCACCAGGACGAGCGATAGCCACAACCGCAGATAGTTCTTCTAGATTTCTTGGTGAAACTTTCTTACAAACTTTGAAGTTGGTATTAGCTTCGATTTGGAACAATCCTTTAGGGGCTTCAATATTCTTGAAGTTTTCATAAATCTCTGGAAGCTCTACATCAATATCTTCCATTTTGATGCCAAGCTGTTTGCACGTTTCATGCACAACAGAAAGAGTGCGCAAGCCCAAAATATCAAACTTAACCATCAAAGCTGCAACATCATTCATATCATAAGCTGAAATAAGATCGCCGTCACCAGTTCTCTGCATAGGCATAATTTCTTCAACATTATAAAAGCTGATTGCAATGCCAGATGGGTGGACTCCTGTATTTTTATTTAGACCTTCTAATTTTTTAGCTATTCTGTATACTTTTGCGTTTTTATCCGCAAATTCTTTAAACTTTTCACTCTCTTCGTAGGCTACATCTAGTTTAGCTACCTTGCCAAACTGTTTAGGTATAATAGAGCTAACACTATTTACATCATCTTCAGATAATTCTCCAACAATTTTACCGCACTCTTTAACGCATAGCTTACTACTTAAAGTATTTAGTGTTAAAATTTTACAAGTTCTTCCTTTGTGTTTTGTTTCAATATATTTAATCACTTCTTGGCGGCGATCATAAGAAATATCATTATCAACATCAGCTAGGAGCGAACCATCAAGATAGGTAATACCATCAACAATTGTTTGTTTGGCTCGGCTCTTCGAAACAAATCTTTCAAAGAAAAGATCATATTTGATTGAGTCAACATTTGTAACTCTTAACAAGTATAATACCAAAGATCCTGCGGCAGATCCTCGTCCTGGACCCGTGGGTATTCCATTTTCGTGACAATAATTAAGAACATCCCAATTCAATAATATATATTCAACGAAACCAAGCTCTTCTAAAACAGAAAGCTCCATTTTTACTCGATCATAGTATTTTTGCTTATTATCTAATAAGTCAATACCTCTATCTTTTACGCCTTTCAAGCATAGCTTTCTCAACAAGTCAAAGTTAGATGTTCCTTTCGGGATGCCTAACTCTTTATAGTGCTTGTCATCTACTTCAATCTCGGGGAGTCTTACCCCAACTGGCATAGGTTGCTTGTATGGTTTTAATTGTAACATATACCGTATTATAGGTATAGTTTTACAAATAGCAAGTTAAAAAAGGTAATAAAATGGAACAAAAACACCTAACAGCGCTTTTTTAAATTTTGGAAATTTATTAGTCAATTTAGATACTAACCACATTATCGGGCGAGCATAGCAATTTATATAAATTTTAATAAATTTATTACATAAAAAGTGTTGTTTGTGTTGGCGTTTATTAATGAAACATTCTTGGGTATCGCTTTGGTCTGTTTTTCTATCTATATTATCTGATTTGGTGCATTTAACACATTTAGACTTAACTAAGAACCCGTTAATAAACGAAAGCTCAAACAGAACATACCAATCTTTATTTGAAAAATCTATATAAGTGTCTGAAAAAATATTAATTTTACCAGAAAAGCATTCATCAATCCAGTACTCACCCTTTGTTTTTATGGCGCTCCTGATTGGTTTATCGTTATCGCACACGTACTCATACTCCTCAAAGTATTGAGACTTAAGACTGCCCTCAAAAGACACCATATAATCGCTCGCAGAGCTATCAAGATCCCTAGTCCTAAAGCTATTATTTGTTTTTATTAAGCAAATAACTTCATTGGGGACTTCTGTTTTGCCCCAATCAATGTTTTGAATAAATTTTTCTACGCTTTCAAACAAAACTGTGTCGGACATATCCATAAACTATGTTACACGTTTATACGTCCAATTCCCACAGCTGTTTTTGAAATATTTCAAAATTCTTTTCGATGTCATATAAAGCATCATGCAACTGATTCTCATCAAAAGGAATCTCATAATGCTGCAATAAGAACTTCTGGTTAGTCTTTAAGCCTCTTTCTCTGTAGTTTAGATACCTAAGCTGCCAAGTTAACATATCGTCCTTGTCTGGAGTCTTATTGCCTTTAGCGAGAGCTGTGGCAATGACCTTGGTGTCGAGAATGCGGCTAATGAAAGAGTAATCAATCTCAATACCAAGATTTCGGGCGATAACTCCTAGCATATATATATCATATCCTAACAAATTTTGGCCAACGATTATAACATCCTCATCCATAATTAGGTCAATAAACTCTTTATAAACCTTTTCAGGGTCTTCTGCCTTGCTTAAATATTCTTTTTTATTAAACCCTGTAATTCTAGCCGCATCATCCGATACGTTTAAGTCATCCCACTTAAGAAAGCGGTTTTGCTTTTTTACTATTTTTTTACCCTTAGCTTCAATCCAAGCTAATTGCCAAGGTTTTGATGATACAAGGTTTAAGCCTTCGGTCTCGGTATCAAAGATAATATATTTTTGATCGAATTTAAATCTTAATAGATCTTCCATTATTTTTCCTCCTTCCAAGATTCAACACAAAAACTATCAGACCCGAAATGATCTAAACGAGGATTACTTATACTCGCTTGTCGCCCAGGCTGGCGATTACAAATACACTTATATGTTTGGAATGCCTCAACATCTTCTTTGTTTTCATAATATATGGATTTAGCTTTTATCATTTTTTTGTTCGGTTCGTTTGCAATATACTGCTCAATCTTTTGTTTAAGTAGGAAATCAAAGGGAAGGTTATTGTTTTCGACAATAAAACTCATTTCGTCTGGCAGTGATGGCATACAATTAGCAAACGTTGTAAGGTTTTTATGTAAAAATGAATCATAAAAGGGGACAACGAACTTTAAGTTTTTAAAACTTTCCCAAGGTGTCTTTAATTTTTCGCCAGAACTCTGAGTACATAGACTATATAACTCTTTGCAGCCCTCGTCCCCATCTGCGAAGGCTATAATTTTGCTTTCTGATTCGGGGTTTTCATCTTTGTTAAAGATGGGTAGACGCAAACCGAAGCGCATTCTATCCCCAAAAAGCCTGAAAGCTGCTGGAAAACCAGTCATAGAGTCTTCTACAAAATAAACCTCTTCGAGATTATTGTCTGTAGCTATTCTATCTACGTCGTCGAGTCGGAGTATACTGTTACCGATTGAGAAGTGAGTTTTAAATAAAGGAATCATTCAGGTATTAAACAATACTAACCTCGTTTTGTCAAGTGTTTTGGACAACCTTCGTAATATTTTATTTCATAGCTACCTTCTTCTGGAACCATTTCTGCATTAAAATCTTCTTGAAAGCAGGACGAAACAAATTCACCATCCTTGTTTTTTATTTCAGCATAAAAGAAATCAAACTTATATGGGCAATGCCACATTACAGTTCCATCTTTTTTGAGTTGGCCCTTCTCTTTGGCAAAGCCGCATTGAAGTTTACCGCCGAAAGAGCCGTCTGACGGAAACCCTTTATCTGCTGCAAAGTTTGCTACTGCGTCATTTTCGTTGAAATTTTCTAAATAATCTTGGACAGATGCCAGTTGAAGTTCAAAGCCCTCCAAGTCATCTTCTTCGATAGGGTCCATCTTCATTAACCCGTTTTTATTTAAATCAAATTTTAAAAATAAGAATTCCGAAGTTCTGTTGACATATTCTGGAAATAAATGTTTTACCGCCAAACAATACATATAGTCTTGGAGGTTGTCTTCTTTTTCCTTACCTTCAAACATTTTCTTACTAGTCTTATAATCTCGGATGATG